CGGTGAGTATGCGCAGCCAGCCAGCCACCAGCAAGGCTTCATCCTCCTGGCTGCCGACGCGCTTAAGCAGGAAGCTGCCGTCGCCCAGGACCTTGGCGTTCTCGGCCCAGAGCCAGGCCGCGGCGCGGCCGCCCAGTAGCTCGAGCACCGGCTGAGTGACCTGGCGATGACGGCGGGGGTAGAGCAGGTTGTAGATCGGCTGAAACGCGTCGCTGGTGACTCGCAGCCGGCAGACGGTGGTGCGATTGCCGCTTTCGCGGGTGCTGGTCTGGTAGCGACGCAGGACTGCGGTGGTGGGGATGTAGCGGCGCAGTTCCGCGGCCTTCTCATCGAGGAAATCAATTTCGCCCTCGCTGCCCTCAATCACGGCTCGTATTCGGTAGCGGGTTGGCGTGCGGATGCGGTGCAAGTGACCGTCCGCCAGGAATAGACCGAGCAGGCCACGCGTGGCATCAGTGTCCAAAGTTTCGCCCCCTGAAATGCCGTTACTGTAAGACCTGGCATGCGTCCCGCCTGCCATAACCCTCACTATCGGAGCGTTTCATCCCATGTGGATCGAAAATGACTTTCCGAAGGTTCTGGGCGCCGAGCTGTATCGGCCCCACCCTGCCTATGTGGTTGAGATGGCCGTGGACCCCGTCGTGGTTCACGATTTCGCTGCTCAGCCCGGGCAAACGGTGGCGCTGGATCGGTACCGCTATTGGGGCAATCCTGGCACCAAGGATTCCCGAGAGCGGACCGCTGATCAAACAATCGGCACCAGTTCTTCTCGGAACATTGTCAAGGACAAGGTCCATGTGACCTTGAAGGAATATACCGGACCCGCAGATCCTCTCAACGCGTCTGCGCCCAGTACGTTCAAAGTTGCGCGCGAGACGCTGGTTACAGCGCAGAGACTTTTGCTCGATACTGGTTCACTTCCGGTGTTCCATCAGAGTATCGGCTCTATGACCCTGCTTGACGATTACCGCCGCTGGCGTGATCGTGTTTTCGCCGACGAGCTGTTCAAAGCCGAGGCGAATGGCAAGGCTGACTCAACCCAGGGCGGATATTATTTCCCCAAGGGCAAAGCCAAAACCAACGCAACCACGGTCGCAGCCTATGCTGCGGGGCAATCGGCCAAGTTCGGCGTCAAAGATGACCTCCTCGAGGTTGTCACCCAGATGCGCGAGCGGAACATCCCCACGTTCGCCGATGGCTACTACCGCTGCGTCGCCAGCCCTGCTGCGATGAAGCACCTGCGCCAGGACAACGACTTCCGCGAAGTGGCTCGCTACGCGGGCCAGGGGATCGTTGACCCGATGCAACCTCACCTGGCACCCAACGCAACCTTTTACCTCGGCAACGGTCCTGCGTACGGTCAAGCCGGCTTCGTCGCTGGTCAGCCGACGATGCCAACGGGCTTCCTCTTTGAGGGAGTTCGCTGGTTCGAGTCGACCAATCTTCCCGAGAAGAGCTTCACTGCTGACATCAACGCCAATGTTGGCGGCAGTGGCAGTGCGACTTATCAAGCGGCCCCCATGCTGTTCTTCGGCATGCAGTCGGTCGGTATCGGCACTGGCGGTGAGAACGCCCAGATCTTGCTGAACAACAACGACGACTTCAGTCGTTTTATCATCATGATCTGGTCCCTGCTGGCTGGCTTCGAGATCCTGAACAAGGATTTCGTGACGGTTGCCTACTCGTTCGTGTACTGATCGGAGGTAACCACCATGACCAAGAAGATCTTCCCCGGCAACTTCATCAATCACCTCAGCAGCTACCAGGGTGAGGCCATTGTGGCCATCCCCGGCCTGCGCTACCACCACCTGATCGGCTACGCCAAGATCGGCGCCTCCAGCGCCACCGAGTTTGACGTGACCATCCCGTCGCCTGACAAGCGACCCGATGACAAGCCTCGGCCCGACATTGTTGGCATGAAAGTGCCAACCGGCGTCTGGCTGTACAAGGTGGGCCTGCGGGTGCTCGACTCCCGCAAGGACCAGGCCAAGGGCACGGCTCGCTCCGGCATCGTCGGCACCAACAGCGATCGCCTGAAGCTGGCCTCGGCTGTCAGCGTCACCGACGCCCTGACCGCCACCACGGCAGCTACCACGGCCCTGACCGTGGCGAGCACCACCGTCGCCCCCGGCGCAGCCACCAAGGCCCTGCTGCTGGCTGCCCCGATCCTGACCACCTCGGAGATCACTCTCAAGGTGTTCAACGACAACGGGACCACCGGCGCCGGCTCCGGCGTCACCTCCAACGTGCCTGGCGGCAGTTTCCTGGTTGCCGAGGCCTGCTGGTTCACCCTCGATGACGTGCCTGATGCCTCCGACTTCGGCGGGCTGCCGGCCATCGTCGAGACCCTCTGAGCGCTCCTTGCCGTGCTTGGCGTCGTAGCCCGGGCCCAGCGCCCGGGCTTTTCCGTGGGGTGAGACCTGGCGGCACGGTTTCGCCCTAGGATCACCGAAAGACAGGTCTGTCGCTTGAGCATCAGCGCATGAGTCTCTATCTGAACGAGAAGAACGGCCAGATCGTGGAGCTGATCAGCTTCCACGACAAGGACAGCGCGATGATCCGCAACCAGGCCGGCACGATTTCCTACATCGCTCTGACTGAGCTGGTGGAGTACCAGCCCGGCAAGGGCCGCACCGGCGTCAAGCCGGATGCGCCGCGCAGCAAGGAGAGCATCGACGAGGACGTAATTCCGGCTCAGGTGATCCCGCCGGACACCCGGCTGAACCTGAACATGGCCACCGCCGAGATGATTGCGCAGCGCATCAAGGGCGTGGGCTACTCGACCGCCAAGAAGATCATCGAGATGCGCATGAGCCTGCCGGGTGAGCGGTTCGCCACTCTGGATCAGGTGCGCAGCGTCGGCCGCGTGGACTGGGATCAGGTGATCCAGGACGACCTGGTTTTCGTGGGCTGAGTCGCTCTAGAATCAGCTTGAGCCGGCACCTGGGCGACGGTTGGAGCTTTCCCCTTACGACAAGTCGCGCACCCGGTTTCACCTGGGCTTCAACAACGGCTCGATGATCCCTGCCGGGGATCTGGCGCGCCTGGAGGAAGCCATGGCTCGCATCCCCGACAGTTACTTCTACGAGCAGGTGCTGTACCAGCTGGATCGCTGCGACCGCACCTGGCGGCTGTCGGAGATCTTCCGGGATGAAAATCAGCCGATGCCCAGCCGCATCGAGCGGATCACCGGTGACACGGACCGGGCCATCTTCCAGTCCGACCCCCTGCGGGCCGATCGCGACTATCGCGAGATCTACCTGCGGGAAGTCGATAGGCTGGCAGAGACCCTTTATGTTCCCAACTACCGGCGGGAAGAGGTGCGGCGCTACGCCTTTGAGCGCAGCGGCGCCGAATTCATCATGGCGATTCCGGGCCCTGCAGATACGGCTGTCGGCACCCGGGTCGCCACTCTGACTGGTTCCATCAACTGGAGATAGATCAATGCCCCTTCCGGTCGCCGCAGGCGCACTTGTAGGCGGAGCGGCTCTTGCTGCGCGCCTCGCCCCTCTTGCCGCGCGCTTCACCCAGTTGACTTCAGCGGGCGCCAGAGTTGTCGCTCCGGTTGCCAGGGCCGTCGCCCCGGCTGCCAGGGTTATCAATCCCGGTGCTCAGAACCTGACCCGTGCCGAACGCGCCGGAAGGGCGGCTCTGGCTACGGGGGCGTTCGCGGGTGGGTCTGCAGCGTTGGGACGGCTTACCACTCCGTCACGTCCCATCGGGACGCTTCCAAGCTCAGCCCGTGTGCCATCCCAGTACCCGGCAGGTGTGCCAACAGGTGTTGGCGGTGGCAACGCGGGCGCTAGTACGGCCAGTCAGCGGTCGGCCCCCCGGTCGCGGCCACCTGGGCCTGGACCTGGGCCTGGGTCAAGCAATTGGGCACCTGCCGCTCAGCAGAACCCTCGCCTGCCAGCTGGCCGCAACGTCGCCATCGTGAATCCCCGCAGCCAGGCCCAGAACCGGGCCCTGGATCAGGCGGCTCAGAACGCAGGCCTGCCGGCCTGGAACTGGAAGGCCGCCGAGAATGAAGCCGTCTTCAAGGCTGCTGAAGCCCGTGAGCAAGCAGCCATTGCCGCCCGCGAGGCCCAGGGCGGCCGGGGCTACATCACCGCTGACAACCTGCCAGGGGCTCTGGATCAGGGCAAGGCGGAATACTGGCAGGGGGCCGACATGAAGGCGTGGGCCGCGGCCAACCCAGAGCTTGCCAAGCGCGCCATGGCCCGGGCTGGCTACAGCCCGCAGCCCGCAGTCCAGGGCGCCATGCCTGCTCGGATGACCACAGAGGATGCCATCCTCCGGGCGCAGGCGGCGGGCGCTCTTGATGGACTGAGACCGGGGGCCACGTCCGGTGACGCCATCCTGGCCGGACAGGCCGCCGGTGTTTTCGATGGCGCGCAAGCCGCCCCCGCTGCTACGCCCATGGCTGCGCCAGGTCGCATGACCACGGAGGACGCCATCCTCCGGGCGCAGGGCATGGGCGCCCTCGACGGACTCAGGCCGGGTGCGACCTCCGATGACGCCATCCTGGCTGGCCAAGCCGCTGGCGCTTTCGACGCCTGGGGCAACCCTGCCGACGAGCAACGCCGGCGCGCTGCGGCCCTGTCGAACAGCTACGTGCGGGCCATCCAGCAGCACGGCATGGGGCTGGGCTGATGAAAATGCCGCCCCGGAGTGGAGGTGGATCCTCTTCGATCGCGAAACTCTTCGGCCACCACCTGGGCACCAGGGAGACGCCCGAAGGTCAGCGGAACAATCCGCAGAACGCTATGGGCATGGAACAGCAGCAGTTGCTGTCGAGGAATCCCTATGGCGACAATCAGATCGTCAGGCCGCTCACCGGGTTGCAGATCACTCCGACTGCCCAGCAGCAGATTGTGATGCGCCCTTCTGGCAGCCTGCCTGGCGGCGACAACCCGGTGATCCCGGGTCACCCACAGCAGATCGCCCCGGCCAAGGTCCTGCAGCAGCTGGACAACCCTCTGCTGACCACCACGGCGCCCATGAGTGAGTCGATGCGGCGGCCGGCGGGTGACCCCGAGGTGGCGATCAAGCGCGGCATCCCCGGGCGGCTCGCCATGGGGCCGATGCCCAGGCAGGCGGGGTTTGACACGCGCAGGCCAGGGGCGATGCGACCGATCGCCGGCTGAGCTGGCCTCCATAGAATGGCTCTCAGGCCGATTGCCACAGCAACATGAGTAGCAGCAGCACCAACAAGCAGCCCCTGCTGGTCGATCGACCGCTGCACACCTTTGCAATCCTGGGCGCTTCGCCCTGTCTCACGGATCCGGCGAACTTCTCCAGCCTGGTGGCTGGCGGCCTCTCGCCACTGGTCGATTGCTCGGGCAATGACGGGGGCGTCGTTGACAGCCTGTCGATCATCGCCAACCAGGCGGGCACCACGGCCGTGTCGGTGCTGTTCTACGTGAGCAGCTCGCCGACGGTGTTCGGTATTACGGAGGCCAATACTGCCCTGGTCGCCAGTGCCGCGGTCCAGTCGAGCACTGCTGGCGAGCGCACCAATGTGCTCCTGCCGCCTCTGTCGGTCCCCGTGCCTAACACCCTCGGCGCCTTCACCTTTGATGGCAGTCAGGTTATTGATTTCGATGCGATCAAGAAGAACACCGGCCTTTATATACCGGCCGGCGTCGTGCTGTACGTGGGCATCAGTGCCGCCATCCTGGCTCCGACGCCGCTGACCAAGATCAACGTCTTTGCCCAAGGCGGCCTGTTCTGATGGCCGGGCGAGTCGGGGCTCGGCTGGACAGGGGCTTGGGTCTCGCCTCTGTTGAACGTCCCTCGAAAGCCGCTAAGGCTGGCCTGTACGGCGGCCGCGGCGGACGTGGCGCCAGCACCGGCGGCGCCAACTACCCCTCAGTGCTCGAGGCATACAACCGCGACAGCGACTACAAGCGCTGGCTGGCCGGCAAACGTCTGTTCCAGGGCAGCGGCAGCAGCTGGAGCGATGTGGAGCTGTCCTACCTGGTGCACACGTTCCGGGACTTCGGCAACGTGGCCAACAGTCAGCGCAACGTCTTCACGCTGTTCCCCAGCCAGAGCTCGCCGGAGGGGGCATGGACGGTGGTGAACCGGCACAGAGGCGCTGTGATCCTGCCCAGGGCGATCGAACCCCAGCAGGTGAGCCTCGATCAGACTCTGAGCCCGGATCGCCACCGGCTGATCCTGGATGCTTCCTCGCGGCTGAGCTCTTCCCAGCTGGCTGAATGGGAAGCTCTGA